TTGGGAATATTTGGTGGCGGACAGGCCGCTTATCCTCCGATGTCGCCGCTGCCCTTGCCGCCGGCGCCTGAACCCGTCCCGTCGATGGCCGATCCGTCGGTGCGCGAGGCGCGGGAGGCGCAGAAGAGGCGCGCGGCCGCGATGGCGGGTTACGCTTCCACAATCACGACGGGCGGCCTCGGGCTGACCGACGCCGCGTCCACCACCGCCTTGCGCGGCAAGACGATGCTGGGGGCCTGAGCGATGGCCCACGATCCCGCTCTCCGCCGCCAAATCGACGCCCGCCTCAATGTCCTCAAGCGCCAGCGCCAGTCCTGGGAGCCGGGCTGGCGTGAGCTGTCTCGCTTCGTCAACCCGCGCCGCGGCCAGTTCTTCTCCTCGCCCAACCAGGGTGGCCGCGGTGCGCAGGCCAATGCCGCCATCCTGGATCCCACCGCCCTCTTCGCGTTGCGCACGCTGGTCGCCGGGCTGATGTCGGGCGTCACCTCGCCGGCGCGTCCATGGTTCCGGCTCTCCATTCCCGATCGCCGCGTGGCGTCGCTGGCGCCGGTGAAGGTGTGGCTCGACGAATGTGCCGAGCGCATGCGCATGGTGTTCAACGCCGGCAATCTCTACTCGGCCCTGCCGCTGATCTACGAGGAGCTGGGCCAGTTCGGCACCGGCTGCGCGATCGTCGAGTTCGACCGCGAGGACGTGATCCGCCTCTACACCCTGTCGACCGGCGAATACTGGCTGGGCCTCGACTGGCGCGGCCGGGTCGACACCCTGGCGCGGCGCTTCATGTATTCCTACCGGCAGATCGAGGCACGCTGGCCCGACCACGGCATCGCCGAGATCTCCGAGCGGGCGCGCGGCGCCGATGCCGACACCGAGATCGCCCTCCTGCACATGATCGAGCCCAACCCGGGATACGGGAAGGGCCGCCTGGACGCGGCGGGCAAGAAGTTCCGTTCGGTCTACTGGCGCGAGGGTGGCGGCCAGGCCGCCGGACAACTGGATGGCGAGTTCATCCATTGCGGCGGCTATTCCCAGTTCCCGGCGCTGACACCGCGCTGGTCGCCGATCGGCAACGACGCCTACTCCAAGGGACCGGGTCACGACGCGCTGCCCGACGTCAAGTCGCTGCAGATCCTGAAGAAGCGGGAGCACAACGCCGTCGACAAGCACGTGAACCCGCCGATGGGCGCGCATGTCAGCCTGCGCGGCTCGGCCTCGTCGGTGCTGCCGGGCGCCATCAACTACTTCACCACCCAGGAGAGGGGAGCGGGGATGTGGCCGCTCTACCAGACCGCTCCCGGCGCGATCGCCGAGGTCGAGCGTCTCGTCTCGCGCACCCAGGCCACCATCCGGTCGGCCTTCTTCGCGGACCTCTTCCTGATGATCTCGGACATGGACGGCGTGCAGCCGCGCAGCCAGCTCGAGATCAGCGCCCGGCGCGAGGAGAAGATGCAGATGCTGGGACCGGTGCTGGAGAACCTGCACGACGACCTGCTGCAGCCGCTCGTCCAGCGCACCTTCGCGATCATGGCCGAGCACGGGCTGTTCACCGAGCCGCCGCCCGAACTGCATGGCTATCCGCTCGACGTCGAGCTGATCTCGATCCTGGCGCAGGCGCAGAAAGCGGCCGACCTCGGCTCCGTCGAGCGCCTGTGGGCCTTCGCCGGCAGCATCGCCGCCACCCGACCCGAGGTGCTCGACAAGCTGAACGGCGACGAGAGCATCGACGTCTATGCCGACAAGCTCGGCGCACCGGCGTCGATCACCCTGGCCGACGAGGTCGTGGCCCGGATCCGGGCGGAACGCGCGCTGCGGGCCGAGGCCGCGCAGACGCTGCAGGTGGCCGGTGCCCTGGCCGAAGGCGCCAGGACGCTGAGCGAGACCGAGGTCGGCGGCGGCCGCAACGCCCTTCAATCCGTACTGGGAGTCTGAGCGATGCACGATCCGAACGATGCCAGGCAGGTCCGCGAGGCGGAGCGGCGGGAGAAGCAGGAGCAGGAGCGCGTCGCCGACGACCTTTGCGCGGTGATGGCAACCGAGGCCGGGCGCCGCTTCATGCACGGGCTGCTCGGCCTCTGCGATATCCGCAGCGACGGCTACGTGCCGGGCGGCCTCGAGGCACAGCGTCACCAGGACTACCGGGCCGGTCGCCGCAGCATCGGCATCGAGCTGCTGGGCGCGCTCGAACGCCACACGCCGGAGATGACCGAGCTGATGAGCACGGAGGCCCGCTTCAACGAGATGGAAGCCGAGTTGGCGGCCTGGGCCGCGGAGGAGCAGAACGATGGCTGACACGATCGACACGACGACGAGACAGGTCGAGCCGGGTACGGCGCCTGCGACAGTCCAGGGGCCGGAAGGCGAGACCCTGGCTTCACAGGCCGCTCCGGGCGTTGGGGTCGAGGCCGAACCTGACGCGCAGGCGCCGGTCGACTATTCGGGACTCACCCTGCCCGAAGGCTACCGGGCCGACGATCCGGTGTTCGCCGATGCGATGAAGCTGTTCGATGCCGAGAAGATCGGGCCCGGGACGGCGCAGCGGCTGATCGACTTCACCATCGAGCGCGACAAGGAGATCGCGCGGGCCGTCAACGAACAGTCGGTGGCCGCCTGGACGAAACAGACGGGCGACTGGCGCGCCAGCGCGGAGAAGGAATTCTCGCCCGAGGCGCTGGGCGAGGCGAGGGCGGCTCTCGCGCGGGTCTTCGACCGGCAGACGATCGACTATCTCGAAGTGCTGGGCTTCACCAACCATCCGGGCCTGATCCGGGGAATGGTGAAGGTCGCCCGCAGCATCAAGGACGACTCGTTCGTGGCCGGCAATGCCGGCCGCGGCAGTGGCGCGCCGGACCCCAGGTCCCTCTACCCCAACTCCCAGCACAATTAGGAACCCAGCTCCATGGCAACGCTTTCCGTGACCAATCCGACCCTGGCCGACTGGTCCAAGGTCATCGACCCGAATGGCAGCATCGCGCAGGTGATCGGCCTGCTGTCGCAGATGAACGAGATCACCGACGACATGGTGTGGAACGAGGGCAACCTGCCCACCGGTCATCGCACCAGCGTGCAGACGTCGCTGCCGACCGGCACCTGGCGGCGCTTCAACGAGGGTATCGTGCCGACCAAGAGCACGAGCACGCAGATCACCGATTCGTGCGGCATGCTCGAGACCTACTCGGAGATCGACAAGGCGCTGGCCGACCTCAACGGCAACACGGCGGCCTATCGCCTCTCCGAGGATCGCGCCTTCCTCGAGGGGCTGACGCAGCAGCTCGCCGGCGTGCTGTTCTACGGCAACACCGCGACCAATCCCGAGCGCTTCATGGGGTTCGCGCCGCGCTACAACACGACCTCCACCTCGACCTCGCAGACCGCCAACAACTTCATCTCGGGCGGCGGCAACGGCTCGGACAACACCTCGATCTGGCTGGTCGGCTGGGGCGACCTCACCGTGCACGGCATCTTCCCCAAGGGCAGCAAGGCCGGCCTGTCGATGAAGGACCTGGGCGAGCAGACGCTGCTCGATGCCGCCGGCAACCGCTACCAGGGCTATCGCACCCACTACAAGTGGGACGCCGGCCTCACGGTGCGCGACTGGCGCTACGTCGTGCGCATCGGCAACATCGACGTGTCGGATCTCGCGGGCTCCACGCCCGCCGATCTCGTCAAGCTGATGATGCGGGCGATGAACAAGATCCCCAACATCAGGATGTGCCGGCCCGCCTGGTACATGAACCGCACCGTGAAGCAGTGGCTGGACATCCAGCGCAACCTCGGCGCCGCGGTCTCCAACACGACCAACAACACCAACATCCGGCGCACGCTAGACGAGAGCGACGGCCGCCTGTTCGACAGCTTCGGCGGCATCCCGATCCGCAAGTGCGACCAGATCACGCTCGCCGAAGCGACCGTGTCGTAGGCGGGCAGCGCAGAAAGGACAGAAGCACAATGATGTACGACAAGCTCAACACCTTCGGCACCGACCAGGCGGTCACCACGACCGCCGCCTCGACCGATATCGTCGATCTCGGCGCGGCCCGCGACATGGGCAACGGTGAGCCGATGGAGCTGGTGGTCCTGGTCACGCAGAGCGTGACCGCGGCCGGCGCCGCGACGGTCAACTTCGCCCTGGAGACCGACGACAATGCCGGCTTCTCCTCGCCCGCCGTGCTCGCGAGCTCAGGCGCGATCGGCAAGGCCGCGCTGACGGCCGGCACCGAGGTGCTGCGCGTGAAGGTACCGCTCGATGCCGAACGCTACCTGCGCACCAACTACACGGTGGCCACCGGTCCGCTGACGGCGGGCACCTTCACCGCGTTCCTCGCCCACGACCGTCAGGCCAGCAGGGCCTACGCGTCGGGCTTCACCGTGAGCTGAACGGAGGCATCGTCATGGCCAGGCAAGAGAAGAACGAGAAGTCCGCGGAATACGTCGTCGTCGACAATCCCTTCTACGACGGCGTCCAGCTCCACCCGATCGGGGCCCGCATCCTGTGGTCCGGCCCGCCGGGCCTGTCGCTGGTTCCGGTCGACGCGCCGCGCCGTCGCAGCGCCGGCGAAGCGCCGATCTTCGGCGATCCGCTGGCCGGCCGCGGCGACGGGGCGCCGGTCAAGGCCGCCCGTCCCGGCGACCAGGTCGTCCTCGTTCAGTGATCGCCGATCCTTAATCGCAGGTCGGGGGCCGGCCGTCGGGCCGGCCCCGCCACCGCGAGGAGAAGTTTCATGGCTCAAGACATCGCCTACCAGTCCGCCGTCCGCCGCAGCGCCGTCCCGGTCTCGGAGACGAGCCCGCTCCCGGTCGTGCTGACCAACCTCACGGCGGCGGGACTGGTCAAATCGACCGTCACCCTGTCGGGCGGCTCGGCCGAGCTGGTCCCGGCCGATCCCGCGCGGCGCGTCGTCATCGTCTGCAGCGCGCGGGCCAATGCGGATGCGGCAATCGATCCGACGGGGGGCGTGTGCGCGCTCGATGCCGGGATTCCCCTGTCGGGCGGCGACACGCTGCAGATCACCGGGAAAGAGGCGCAGAGCGCCATGACCCAGATCGGCACCAGCGGTCAGAAGCTCACCGTCTACGTCGGGGCGTGAACATGCCCATCACCTTCTTCAGCCGGGCGCGAGGGGGCGCGGACCGCGCCTTCGATGCCAACGTGCTCTCGTGGCGGGACGCCGTCGTCGCGAATGGCGGCTCCGTCTCGCTCGCACGGCTGATCGTCGTCGATCAGTTCGTCTTCAGCGAGAAGGCGTCGGGCAACTGGACGCTGACCGACGACTATCTCGGCCTTTGGGCCGAGAATGCCCCGCAGGCCCTGACCTCGCTGAAGCAGCGCAGGCTGGCGAGCGCCGTCAACTCGCCCGTCTTCACGGCCGACCGGCAGTACGCGTTCGACGGATCCACCAGCTACATCGACACCGGCTTCGTTCCGTCGACGCACGCCCTGTCGATGACCGCCGACTCGCTGCATGCGGAGGTCTACGAACGCTCGAATCTCTCCGGCAGCACCACGTCGATGGGTACGAATTCCGGCAGCGCGAGGCAAATTCGAATCCTTACGCGCAACGGCAGCAGTGCGACGGGCTATGCGAACTGCAATCCGGCCACCTTCACCCTGCCATCCAACTCGAGCCTCGGGCTGACGCAGATCGGACGCAGCGGCAGTGCGCTGACCGACGCCTATGGCGCCAAGAATGGAGGCGCCATGACCAGAACCGCCGACCCGTCGGGCATCGGTCCGTCCCTCCCGGCCCACAGTCTCTACATCGGCGGCTTCAACAACCAGGGGACGTTCGCGAATGGGCGGGCCTGCACCGTCGGCTTCGCGGCCTGGGGCGCGGCTCTCGCCGGCGGGCAGTGCCTGGCCCGCTACAACGCCGTCCAGGCCTGGGCCACATCCGTGGGAGCGCAGGTTTGATGACGATGTTCATTCTCCTGACGGCCGCGCAGGCCGATCATGTGCGCGGCCCATCGGCGCTCACGCCTGCGGCCGCGCTGGTCCCCGTCGAGCGTCGGGACGGCCCGTTCGTCCTCGGCATCGACGTCCTGGCGGATCCGGCCCACGCGACGCATCGGGAGTATCTCTCGGCGCTGCCGCAGCTCGACGGCAGCGATCCCTCGCTTCCCGCGGCGACCTCACCGGACGACGCATGAGCAACACCGAACCCCCGCGGGCCAACGGCGCCAACGGCAGGACCGGCCTCGGCGTGCAGGCCTATCGCTGGCTGCTCGGCGGCGGCATGGCGCTGCTCGTCCTGCTCTCCCAGCGCACGCTCGCCACGCTCGACGACACGGTGGCGGCCGTGCGCAGCCTGCAGGCCCAGGTCGCTACGATGCAGGGCGTCACCGAGAGCCGGCTCAACGCCCATGCCCAGCGGCTCGATACGTCCGACCGCCGCAACGACGCCCAGGATGTGAAGATCGACGGCCTGTGGCAACGCCTGTGGTCCCCTGTTCCCACGACGAGGACGCCATGAGTCATTCCGCCAACGCGCTGCTGGCCACGTCGGAGTCCGGCCTCCAGCTGATCAAGGTCTCGGAAGGCCTCGAAACCGAGGCCTATCCCGATCCGGGCAACCGCATCACCGGCGAGCCGTGGACCATCGGTTACGGTCACACGCGCGGCGTGCGGCGCGGCGACACCTGCGACGAAGAGCAGGCGACCGCCTGGCTGCGCGAGGATCTGCGGGCGGCCGAGGGCGCGGTGCGCCACCTGGTCGACGTGCCGCTGTCGCAGGGCCAGTTCGATGCGCTGGTGAGCTTCGTCTTCAACTGCGGCGCGTCGGCGTTCGGCAATTCGACGCTGCTGCGCCTGCTCAATGCCGGCGATGCGGCGGGCGCGGCCGAGCAGTTCAAGCGCTGGAACCGCGGCGCCGACGGCCCCCTGCCGGGCCTCGTCGTCCGCCGCGCGGCCGAGCGCGCTCTCTTTCTCTCCCAGGAGCCCATCTGATGCCGTTCCTTCCCCTGCTGCTCGGCCTCGCGCCGACCGTCGCTTCCTGGATCATGGGCGACAAGACCGGCGCCGCGGTGTCCAAGGTGACGGGTATCGCGCGCGAGATCCTGGGTACCGACGATGCCGCCGGCATCGACCGTGCCATCGCCGCCGATCCCAACCTCGCGCTGCAGTTCAGGATGGCCGTGATCCAGGCCGAGGCCGATGCCCGGCGGCAGGAGTTCGACGCGCTGCAGGCGCAGCTCGCGGACGTGGCGGGTGCGCGCAGCCAGACGGTCGAGCTTGCCAGGGCCGGTTCGGCCATCGCCTGGGGCGCCGTCGCCGTCAGCCTGCTGGTCACCGCGGCATTCATGGCTGCCCTCTGGTTCGTCGTCCGCCAGGAGATCCCGGCCGCCTCGCGCGAGATCGCCTACATCCTGCTGGGAACCCTCGGCGCCAAGTTCGGCGACATCGTCGCCTACTGGGTCGGCTCGAGCTCGGGCTCGGCCCAGAAGTCCGCCGCCCTGGAGAAGGCGATCGCGGCGGGAGGAGGGCGCTAGATGCCGGCCGACACCGACATCGGCAACATGGCGCTCTCCCGTCTCGGCACGCGCGCCACCATCGCCGACCTCACCGAGAACAGCACCGAGGCGCGCCAGTTGAACATCTGGTACGAGACCGTGCGCGACGAACTCCAGTCGCTGGTCGACTGGAACTTCAATCGCGTCTCCCAGGCGCTCGCCGCCTCGGGAACGCCGCCGGCGCGCTGGGCCTCGAGCTATGCCTATCCGTCCGACTGCCTCAGGATGCGGCGGCTCGATTTCGGCGGCGCGAGCTGGGTGGCCGGCTCGCCGGCGACCGGCTTCGAGATCGCCTCCAGCGGCAGCGGCACTTTCCTCTACTGCAATGAGGACCAGGTGTCGGCCGTCTACGCCCAGAGGGTGACCGATCCGGCGCGCTTCACGCCAGGCTTCACCCTGGCCTTCGTCGACTGCCTGGCGGCTTCCGTGGCACTCGCCATCACGCAGAAGGCCGACCTCGCCGAGCGCCTCGCGCGCCGGGCGCAGGAGCGCATCGAGCGTGCCATCGCCGACAGCGCCAACGAGGGCATCGTACCCGGCGACCTGGACCGGCTGGCGGCGAGCCTCGGGGTGCGCGGCTTCGACGGGAGCACCTCATGGCCGTGATGCCGCTCGTCCTGCCGAGCTTCGCCGCCGGCGAGCTGTCCCCGGCGCTGCACGGCCGCGTCGATCTCGCCAAGTACCAGGTCGGGCTGGCGACCTGCCTCAACTGGTTCATTCACCCGTTCGGCGGCGCCAGCACGCGGGCGGGCACGGCCTTCGTGGGCGCCGTCCTGGACTCGGCCAAACGCTCGCGGCTGATCCCCTTCGCCTTCAACACCGAGCAGACCTACGTGCTGGAGTTCGGCGACCGGAAGATGCGGGTCGTCAAGGAGGGCGGCTACGTCCTCGAGTCGGCGGTGACGATCGCGGGGATCAGCCGGGCCAATCCGGGCGTCGTGACGGCACCGGCGCACGGCTACGCGACCGGCGACCGGGTTTTCCTCGACGCAGTCGGCGGCATGGTCGAGCTGGATGGCCGCAGCGTCGACATCACCGTGCTCGCCGCCGACACCTTCTCCATCGGCATCGACACCTCGGCCTATGGCGCCTGGACCGCGGGTGGGACGGCGGCGCGGCTCCATACGGTGGACACGCCCTACGAGGCTGCCGACCTCGCCCTGCTGAAGTTCGTGCAGAGCGCCGACACGATGACGCTCACCCACCCGTCCCATGCGCCGCGCAACCTGACCCGCACCGGCCATGCGTCATGGTCGCTGGCCACGATCACCTACGCCCCGACGCAGCAGCCGCCGACGGCGCTGGCGTCCAACGCGCCCGGCTCCGGCTTCGATTACGTCGTGACGGCGGTGTCGGAGGAGACCGGCGAGGAGAGCGTCGCCTCGGCGTCCGTGTCGTCCAACATCCAGACCTCCAGGATCACCTGGACCGACGCCGCGGGGGCCAACGCCTACAACGTCTACAAGGGCAAGAACGGGGTCTATGGCTTCATCGGCCGCTCGGGCGACGGCACGACCGGCTTCACCGATACGACCGTCGCGCCCGACACCTCCGACACGCCGCCGGAGGACAAGAACCCGTTTGACGGTGCGGACAAGTATCCCGGCTGCTCGACCTATCACGAGGGCCGGCAATGGTACGCCCGCACAAACCAGAAGCCGCAGACCCTGTGGTCGTCGGCCTCGGCCGCCTTCAACAACATGAACACCAGCTCGCCCTCCAAGGAGAGCGACGCCATCACCCGCACCATCGCCAGCCGCGAGGTGAACGAGATCCGCCACCTGCTCAGCCTCAACGTGCTGCTGGTCTGGACCTCCGGTGCGGTCTGGAAGGCCTGGGCCGGGGCGCAGGCGGATGTGATGACGCCGGCCAACTGCGCGGTGAAGCCGCAGAGCCATGAGGGCATCGCGGAGATCCCGCCGATCGCCACCGAATCCTCGGCGCTGTACGTCACGGCCTCGACCCGGAAGGTGCGCGACGTCGCCTACGATTTCGGCTCGGACGCCTGGCAGGGGCGCAACGTGTCGATTCTCTCCGGCCACCTGTTCGAGGCGCACGGGCTCGAGGAGTGGGCCTATGCCCGCGATCCGCACGGCGTCGTCTGGTGCGTGCGCGCCGACGGGGTGCTGCTGGCTTTCACCTACCTCAGGGAACACGACGTCTATGCCTGGTCGCGACATGTCACCGACGGCGCGGTCGAGAGCGTCGCGGCCGTGCAGGAGGGCGACGAGACGATCCTGTATCTGGCGGTCAGGCGCACGATCGGCGGGCAGACGGTGCGGCATGTCGAGCGCATGGCCAGCCGCTACTTCCCCGATGTCTATTCGGCCTGGTGCGTCGATTCCGGCGTGAGTCGCAACGGCTGGAACAGGCAGGTCGAACGCACGCTCACCCTGGCGGGCAGCAGCTGGAACGCCGGCGACACGGTCGAGATGACGGCCGGCGGGCATGCGCCCTTCGGGCCGGCGTCGGTCGGGACGACCTATCTGCTGCGGTCCGGCCAGAACCAGGTGATCGTCACCGTGTCGGGCTACACCGACGCCAGCCATGTGGCGGCAACGCTGGAGACCGCGCCGCACGGCAGCCTGCAGGCCACGGCCCTGCGGGACTGGGCGCTGGCGACGCGCACGCTGGGCGGCCTGTGGCACCTCGAGGGACGGGAGCTCGCGATCCTCGCCGACGGCTCGGTCCAGCCTCGCGCCACGGTCGTGAACGGGCAGATCGCGCTTCCCCGCGCCTCGGGTCGCATCGTCGCGGGCCTGCCCTATGTCTGCGATCTCGAGACCCTGAACCTCGAGGCCGGGCCGCCGACCCTGCAGGGCCGCCAGAAGGTGGTGAACGAGGTCCTGCTCAGGGTGAAGGACACGCGCGGCCTCAGCGCCGGGCCGACCGCCGACCGCCTCGTCGACATCAAGGAGCGCACCGGCGAGCAGCCGGGATACCCGACGGCCCTGACGACGGGCGACGAGCGCGTCCTGGTCGATCCGGCCTGGAGCGCGGCCGGCCGCGTCTTCGTACGGCAGGCCCATCCGCTGCCCGCCAGCCTTCTCGCCATCATCCCCCGAATCGAAGCCGGAGCCTGAAGCCATGGCCCTCACGAACACCGACCGCAAGGTGATCCATGCCGGAAACGGCAGCGCCACGGTCTTTCCCTACGGCTTTCCGATCCTGAGCGATGCGCATCTCTCCGTGATCTTCACCGACGCCGCGGGCGGCGAGACGACGCTGTCGCCGTCGCTCTATGCCGCCGCGGGAATCGGCAGCCTGACCGGCGGTTCGATCACCTATCCGCTCGGTGCGGCGCCGATCCCGGCCGGCACCCGGCTCACCATCGTGCGCACCGTGCCCTACACGCAGACGACGGTGCTCTCCAACCAGGGCGGCTACTATCCCGAGGTGGTCGAGCGCCGCTTCGACGAAATCTACATGGCGATCCAGCAGCTCGCCGAGATCGTCGGACGGACGACCGTGGGCAGCATCAGCGACCCGGCGACGGAGCAGAGCAACTACGCACTCATCCAGGCGCTGCAGACCTTCCGCGGCGGCATCGACAAGCTGACGACGGCGGGGGATCTCCTCACCCGCGACGGCAGCGGTTACAGACGCCTGCCACGCGGTACGGCGGGCCAGTTCTTGGGTATCAGTGGCGCGGACCCGGTCTGGGCGACTCCGGCGATCAACCTCGCTACGAGCGAGGCTATAGGCGTGCTGCCACGAGCCAAGGGTGGCTTCGAGGCCGCAGCGGTCACGGCGTCGCTTGGCGCTAACGTCAACATGACTGCCACAGGGACGTATTTCACCGGACCATCGATCGCCCAAGGAACAGACGGAACATGGTGGGTTTCTGGAACCGTCACCCTCGCAAACACCGTCGGTGGCGACACTGTCAATGTGAAGCTTTGGGACGGAGCAACCGTTATCGCTTCGTGTCGCCTACACATTACTTCTGTTGCTGGGACGTACTGTGGCGTGGCGCAGTTGTCGGGCTACATCTTGGGCCCGGCGGGCAACCTACGCATCAGTGTGAGTCCGGTATCGCGCACGGACGGGTTGATCGCCTACAATGTCAGCGGCAACAGTAAGGACTCGAGCATCTCTGCCTTTAGGATCGCCTGATGATCACCATGCTCCCAGCGACCGAGGTCGATGTACGCGAACTGGCGCCGGTGTTGCGCACCGAGGATCGGGCGGAAGTGCTGGCGCTCGGACTGGAGCCGGCCGACGGGTTGCTGCAGAGCCTTGCCGCCGCGCGTGAAGCTTGGACCTGGCGCGACGGCGGCGGCCGGATCATCTGCATGGCCGGCATCGTGCCTCGCAGCCTGCTCGGTCGGACGGGTGTGCCCTGGTTGCTGGGATCCGAACTCGTGGTCCGGCATCGTCGCTCGTTCATGGTGGAGACACGCCGAATGGTCGCCCACTGGCTGACTCACTTTGATGTACTGACCAATGTCGTGGATGCCAGCTACGCGGCGGCAATCCGCTGGCTTGGTTGGCTTGGCTTCGAGATCGGCGAGCCGTTCCCACTGGCCAATGGCTGGTTCCGCGTCGTTCACAAGGAGGCCGCATGAAAGGCTTTTATCACCGCAACAGCTTCGCGGCGGTCAGGATTCCGCAGCCCGTGTGGGGCCCCGCTGCACTCGCCCTAACGGCGCTCAGCACGATCATGAGCGTGGTCGGCCAGGTCGGGCAGCAAAACGCCCAGGCGCAGGCCGCCGGCGTAAGCGCCGCCCAGGCCCGCTACCAGGCGCAGGTCGCAGCCCAGAGCCAGGAACTGATGCAGCGGCAGGCGGCCGATGCGGTCCAGCGCGGACAGGTCGCGGAAGAGAATCGGCGGCGTCTGACCGTCCAGCAGATCGGTCGGCAGCAGGCCGCTCTTGCGGCGCAGGGCACCGACCTCGAAGGCAGCCCGACCGATATCCTCGGGGACACGGCTGCGGCCGGCGAGGTGGACGCTCTGACCATCCGGTCACAGGCGGCGCGGCAGGCCTACGAACATCAAATTGCCGGTGTGGGCTACGGCAACGCGGGCATCCTGGAAAGCAACCGTGCGCGGAACTCGATGTACCAGCCAAACTATCTGGGCGCCGGCGCGTCGCTGCTCTCGGGTGCATCGACCCTCGCCGAGAAGTGGCGGAACTTTCAGTCGAGCAGCGGGCCGTGA